ACTGCTCAACACCCAAATGCAGGTGCGGGTGTTCGTTGATGCTTCGTGCCAATTCATCGATTGCCGCATTTATTTCCTGGATGCGTAGGTTCTGGGCAGCAATTCGCTGATTCTGGGCGGCAGCGGCAGTAAAATCCGCATACGCACTCTGGCCCGCAAGATCAGCACCGAGCAGTTTTGCCATGAAGTCCCAGCCGCACCTTACATCTTGTAATTCAGCCATATTCATCACCTTCAGGCATTCATAAACGTCTCAAGCCCCTCATTGTACAGACAGATAACACCATAGAAAAGCATTTGACGCTCCATTGCTCTTTTATTTTTGAAATTCTCCTCCGAGAAAACCATTGCCTTTGCGCCCAAATCAGCGAAGGTATCACCGATTGCATCTCCAGCCTTTTTGAAGAAACCCTTGCCCTTGGCAATAATGCCTTTGGGTTCGGCTTCGGGTTCTTGCTCGACAGGTTCAGCTACAGTTTCCTTCGCAGGCACGAGTCTTGGTTTTATAGCGTCTTTCACAGCCTGTGGAGCGGGTAATGCCTCCAATGCGGAATGGAACTCCGCATAGCTTTCAATTGATTTGATTTCGCTCGGCTTTACATAGATGACGGCCTGGTTGCCCGCCCAGCCGAAACGGACTCCATGCTTTTCAAATTTCACATCGATTACAGAAATGAGGGCATCGACACCTTTAATATCACCCAAGAACAGAACCTTTGATGTGATGTTGCCTGCCTTTTTGTTTGCAAGCCACACCTTTTCTGTCCAGGTGACAACATTGATGCTATTGTCCCTGGTTCCGGTGATAGCCCCTTCTGCGTCATCCTTGGTTTCAATCAGTTTCTTTATCTGATTAGCAAGCATTTCATCCTTGTAAACAACGATGAGTGTTTTGGATTCGTAGAACATATTCTCACCTCCACCACATACGAATTTCTCTACAGACCAAGATCCCGTATATCTATTTTCGTATTCTGAATATAATGACGGTACACCACTGTTGCGGGTAACAATCGCACCTGAATATCCTGCAATCCCAGATTACTTAACATGGTAAGAGATGCAGTTCCTTTTTCGATTATTTCAGTAGAAGCAGTCGGCATGAGGAAGCAGTTCCTCACTGTGCCGATCTGGTGAGCCTCTACAAAAGGCTGATATGCCAACTGGTACAAATACTGCTTGGTGATGGATTCGATACCAGGCTGACCACGCAACTTTTTGTTATGCTCCAATTGGATGTTATAGTATTTGGCATCAAAAATGATAAATTGATAGTCCCCATCGACATTAACAATGGAAATGAGGTCTGGGATGAGCGTATCCTCGGCCTGCTTCACAAACGGTTCACCGTTCGGTGCATTCCCAGACCACTGCGGTTTATCTATCAAGTCAATGAGTTTCTTATGCCGCATATCGCGGTATTGCTCGGCCAACGGTACAGGCAGTCGCAGTCCGCCGATTGGTTTCTGCAACTGGTTGTCCATTACTTCCGCACAGACCTTTTCCCATACCAGATTGAAGCTGTTCGTTCCGAACATACTGAAACAGTCCAGATCGTCCAGTGCGCTACTGTTGGCTATATAGGCATACAGTGTTTTCAGCAGAAGCTGTTTGCGGGTATTGAATTGGACATTGAGTTCTTTGACAATGCGCTCCAGGACATACTCCTTGTCACCAAAGTCCTCGATATGCTCATCGGAAATATCGACACCCATAATATCGAACAGATCCAATAGATCGGCATCTCGCAATTCCTCCGTGCAACGGGTGAGGATACACTCATGTAGGCGCTTGAAGAAATCGAAATCGTCATTCACACGCTTCATGGTCAACAATTCCGGGTAATACGGCCGGTTGTTGCTTAAGAGGGTGAATGTTTCGTTGATGGTCTTATCCCAAAGAATGTCGCCGGCCCCGTTGGACTCGATGATGTCCTGGGTGTTGGTATAGGCACCATACTCGAAATAATCCTGGAGGAGGAACAGCATAACAGCCAACATATTAAATGCACTGCTGTCACTCGTATCGTTGTACATACGAATGATTTGTTCCTTGGAATTGTACTTTTCCAGAACCTTCAGCACTTGTTTCAGTTCTGCCTTGGGGGCCGTGGCATCGAGCAGATATTTCGGATAGCATTTCAGCACACGGCCCTCAATTGTAATAACACCCACAAAAGTGAACACATACAGATATTCGTTTTCACCGACCTCAACATCAGCAATTTCAATGTCCTCATCCAACAGATCGGTGAGGTCCTTCTGTGTGTCATTTGCTTTTACGGCCTTCAGAACGCCATATTCTTTCAGACGCTTCAGAATGCGGACAGTCTTTTCCTCGGAGCAACGAAACTCTTTAACCAGGTTTTCCTGGGTATAGCGTTTTTGTTCTCGTAAAAATACTGAAATCATTCTCCATCATCCTCTGGGACATTATCAATAAACTGGCTGCTGATTCCCTCGCAGAAGATATACACACCCTTGGTGTCAAATTCTCTGCAAATCTTTGAATACTGGTTTTTTGCCTTCTCGTCGCAGCCGCCGAACAGCGTAATGCGCTTCTGTTTTGCGGCATCATCGAACAGGTACATAATGACCTTGTTCTTAAAGATACGAGTGAAGACGGCAGGGTCAATCATTTCACCCTCCGGCAGATTCTTCTTGGAAATGAAATACGGACCCATCAGCTTATCCTCGTTCACCTTGTAAGTGAGCAGTTCATTGTTGATGGCCTTGCGAAGCGCGTTCCATTCCACAATGCGGCGATAGTCACCTTGACCGAGGACGACCTTTTTACCAACGATTCCGGCTTCACTATCATCGATGCCCAAATAGGTAAAATCCCATCTGCGCTTAAAAGCAGTATCCATCGGGAATACACCCTGGTCAGCACTGTTCATGGTAGCCCAGATGAACATATTGTCTGGGATGCGAATTTCAGCGTAATCGTCGGGATTGCCGCCGAGTTCTCCTGCCAGATACTTTTTGGTGTCCTCGGATGCCTGAATCGGATATTCACTGACCTCGTCGTCACCGCGGTCAAGTAACTGGAATACATCACCGAACACGGCAGCAACATTGGCACGATTGATTTCCTCGATCACAAGCAAGAAAGGCTTGGGGGCATCAGTTCTACTATTCTGGAGGGCTTTCACGTAAGTACGCATGAACGGACCAGGTACATAGGAATAAGTGATTGCGTCTTTGCCATCACTGTCCTTACAAGGAACCGGCTTATATGTACCGACAAAATTAGCGTAGGAGTAATCCGGATGGAAGGTCACACGCTCGTATTCGCCACCATCCGCAAGAAGCAGATCCTTTTCACGGTTAAGAGTAAAACTCTTACCCGTACCAGGCGCACCAAAGTAAATACGATTTCTCAGATAGGTGCTGATTAGCCCTGTTTTGAATGTGATAGGTTTCTTGTTTTCTGTACCAATCACCTTCGATACATCCTCCGTATCCTCTTGATAGTACCCATAGTATTTTCTATATAGATACAACAAATTAGCCGTTTTTCGAAGTTCATAACAAGTTGTCATTACGCCTTCTTCTTCAGGCAATCTGTCGCCATCGGAAAATGCCATCTTCCATGTGCCACTTTTACAATGAGCCATATCTACCGTGTCATCGTAATAATATGGACTCAATTCATCTACAAAACCCTGGATGGATGCACCATCCATTACAACAAGCACAGTGCTTGCATTTGTTTCGTAGAATGCTTTGATTTCTCCCGCTTTCCGGGATGCAGTTTTTGCGTCCGTAGCGTAGTACTCTTGTGCAAGAGCCTGTGTAACCTTTTCTCGATCCAATGAACCATTTTTCAAATAATTCAGTAGATCACCAGTCTTACCCCAGCCAATAGCAACGGTTCCTGTAGATTGCCACTCTGCAGCATAGTGATTGGTCGAATCGGAAGACCCTAAACGATAGAAGTGCCTAATTTCTCCAAACATTGCATAGCAAATAGACTGAAAGTGAGGTGACATATAAGAAGTTTGGTTTTTAATCAAGGCCAGTTGACCATTCATTGCGTAATATTTTGTGCTGGGATCAATGCCAAATCCATAAAGAATGTGGCGTTGCCAGTCGGTTACATACCACCCAACAAACACATCCGGGAAAACCATGTGGAAATATTTCTGTATCCATGCGTAAGAAGCATACTTTCCCATCAATGCATTTAGTGCATCGTCAAGATCCTCGTAGTCTTTTCTTGTTTCCAACTTTGCAGTACGGATAATCTCACAGCCTTTTACTAAGTAATCTCTGATTTGACGTCCAAGATCGAGTGCTGCTTCATTGGTCAGCTCTTCTTGCTTAGTAGGGGCACCAGTCATCCATTTTCCGTCTTCTTGGCGTTGAAACAGGCCAAACTTAAATGATGAACCACCGGAAATACTACCAAATGTTTTCTTAAGCTGTGCATTGAATTCCAAATGGTAACACAGGCTATCATTACTTCCGTCTGCTGTTAAAAATATATAATTTAGTAGCCTGTCGTCCTCCAATGCTTCAAGCTTTTCAGGGGAGAATTTATCACAAAATTCCGTCCGCAACCGTTGAATTTCTTCAGAAGAAACATCAAACTGCACAGTATGGGTGTTTGTGTAGTTTGCGATTAATTCCGCCGCCCGTTTACACAATGCTTTATCTGTTGTAAGCATTCAATTACCTCCTTTGCTCCTTGATGATGTATCTAATGTTTTCGTCATAATTTCCGTAAAAATCAAACCAACTCTGCTTGAAATCTGTATTAGGCAATATCCAAAACCCGTCAGGAGCAGTCAGTGCATCACAAACAGCAGCAACCTGTTTCCTATGGCGAATAGAATAGCCTGACATAGTAATCGAAGTTCCGTCTGCACTAATCTTGAAAAGAAGCGTCTGACCTAATATCTTCATCCAGTCAGACATATTTCTTCGTGCGCGAGTCATAGCAGACAATTCAGTAGTACCTTCTCGCGAGGCTACTATTGCAGACACCGCATATTCCACATCAGTGTTTCTGGCACAACGCACCAAATACCGTTGCATCTCGTCTAATGTGAGAAAGGCGGATTGTCCCTTTTCCCACAGCCGATTTAGGACTTGCCATACCAAAACAGCCGGTCTGAGTAATATGTTACAAGCCGTTTGTAGTTCGGTAAAAGTTTCAAAAGAAAATTCTTCGCCAAAGCTTTGTACAAGAGAGGGACTCAACTGTGATTTGTGCCCATTTGGATATTGATAGCGCAGAATCTGTAATGTGATCAACTCTCCATAAGTCAGATTTCCATTTAGATATGCCATAGCGACAGGCGTCAATTTAATTACTTTGCTGATTCTTGTAGAATAGAGCAATCCAAATTCACTAAGAATCTGTTGGTAATCTCGCCAAGCATCCACTTGGTTGCTATCTGATCGAATATTTGCCGTCAATATTCCGTTTTCAACCAAATACCCATTGATTTTTTCGGGATTTACCATTTCTCCACGGCAAAGCAAGCAAGCATGAAGTAGTCCATCTAAGGATTCCTTAGAAAGGACACCTGCGTGCTGGGTCATTGGCCATGATATACCGTCATAAGGAACTTCTGGATACATTACTTCACACCTCCAATACTCGTTTGATTGACATCAATAGTTCGTAGGCAAGCAATGGCGGGACAGCATTTCCAACTTGCCTGTATTGCTCGGTGCGAGACCCTGTAAACTCGTACCAATCAGGAAAACTTTGAAGTCTTGCAGCCTCTCTAACGGTTAAAACTCGAGGTTCAAATGGGTGAATATGAGGTCTCGCGCCACCAGCGGAAGAACCAATCAAGACAGTTCCGGATGGCTCATCAGCCTTGAGTTTGTCAGAATAAGAACCGCGATCACGCCCACCCTGCGGCAGTGCTGCAAATCGAGCTTTTACACTTTCTGTATGGATTCGAATTTCCTGATTGGGTAATCCTTCGACGTTCTCCAAAGCATATCTGCTGGGAACTCGTTCGGGTAATGCTTTGCCATATACTCCCGTAGGACCTTTGGGAAATTCGAATGATTGATAAACGATGTCTGGTCTAAATCCTACAATGAAGATTCTCTCACGATATTGTGGAACACCAAAGTCGGCTGCATTCAATTTCTTGACAGAAATATGGTATCCAGTTGTTTCACCAATAAAAGTAAGAAGATTGTTGAAATCCTCACCTTTATTTACAGTCATCAAGCCAGGTACGTTTTCAAACACAAAAGCCTTTGGCCGGATTCCGGCTACCAGTTCGAAATACTTGATTGTTAGTTTCCCTCGTGGATCATCAAGAGATTTTCGTTTTCCCATTATACTAAAAGCCTGGCAAGGCGGTCCAGCAATGATTAGATCGACGTCGCCCTGGACATTGGCAATTTTCTTAATCTTTTCAGGCGTTAAATCCATAGCATCATCATTATAGACATTAACATGGGGTAGATTATGCCTGATGGTCTCAGTGTATTGCGGAATGATGTCACTGACCAGTAATGACTTAAATCCGGCGAAATGTGCCCCCAAATCTAATCCTCCACCACCGCTAAAAAGACTGATACAATTATGAGAGTATGCGGTAGCTTTCGGGAATGAGCCCAAATGCTGCAAATAGACATTATTTTCTGTTGCATTCATTATCTCTTCTCACTCCTTGTCCGATCAATTGCATTGAGAATATCTTTATATATAGAAGCAATAACGGGAGGGCACACAGCATTTGCTAATTGCTTTGCTGCGTCAGTTCTTGATACAGCCTCAAAACTATACCATTCTGGGAACCCCATTATCCGTTTCATTTCAGTTATACTAAGATGTCTGCGCTCTTTTGATAATATTGGAATATGAGCACCACCACCGGAATTTAGCACAGTAAAAGTTGGAAGTGGGCTATCCAACGATAAGGCACGTACGCCACTGGAACGCACTTGGAAAACACAATCCGATAAGTCACAATTCTCGGCAATTCGTTCTAATGTCCTTCGCGTGCGTGGTAGCTCGAATGACATATCATCAGCACTTTTTTTCCCTGTATAGTAGTCAATATATTCCTGCCAGCGTGGAGTTATTGGAATTGAATAGTCGCCTTCACACAAAAAGGAGCGCAATGCTGTTTTTCCAGTCGTTCCTTTTGTAAAGTCTATTTTGATATCGCCATATTTTTCTCGGTATAAGCCTATGATATATATACGGGATCGACTCTGTGGAACGCCAAAGTAGGCGCTATCCAAAATAATTGGTGAAAGCACATAATTAGACTCAGAAAGGCTGTCTAAAATGGTTTTGTATGTATTTCCGCCATCATGCCTCACTAAATTGGGCACATTTTCCAGGAATACAATACTTGGTTTTTTTACTTTGATTATCTCAAGCAACTTGAAAAAAATAGTCCCTCGTGCATCAGCAAATCCAAGTTCTTTGCCTGCCGCCGAAAATGGCTGACAGGGAAATCCAGCACAAAGCATATCAAAATCCGGTAAAGACGATGCCTCAATAGCGAAAACATCTTTCGAATCGAACTTTCGTCCAAAGTTTTTTTCATATGTCTTTTCACAGCTACTATCTATCTCGTTTGAATGGACAAGTTGTACATTTGCTCCGGAGGCTTCAAGTCCCAGACGAAATCCACCTACACCGGCGCAGAATTCTGCATATCTCATTTTTATTTTCACCTTTCACCTACGCCAATCAGATGTAGGTCTCTTTGAAACCGTTTTATTCATCCACAGTCTCCATAATATCCTCAAGATGGCAGTTCATCGCTTCACATATCCGTAAAAGAACATCTGTGGTGATGTTATCGCCTTTACCCAGTTTTGCAAGCGACGCAGAACTGATTCCGGCCTTTTCTTTGAGGTCACTCTTTTTCATGTTTTTGTCGATAAGCATCTTCCACAGTTTATTGTAGCTAATACGCATCTTTTGGTCCTCCTAACTACTTTCTAAGCATCATGTCATAGTGCTGTTTCTGGTTCATAAGTTCAAATATCATTTCGAAGATTCTCCGACACTCGTCGGCATTGAGGCAATCTTCGACAAAATCCATACCATCGCTCATTCCGATAGAACTTGCGTTGATATACGCCAACATCGCAGTTGCCAGTTGGAATTTTTCTTCATTGTCATTTCCGTCGGCATCTTTGTAGCGTCCGTCCTCTTTGGCCTGTACCAGGATTACCTGGCGCAGGACAGAACCCTCATAACCACACAACTGAAGGAAATAATATTCCAGGATACGGCGAATAACATTCATCAGCGGTACTGCCGATGTCACCTCACGGTACTCGTCCCAAAGGGCTGCATACGAGTTTTTGACCGGGTTGATATTCACTCGCTGGGTCGGCTCGTTCGGATCCACATCATCAAACATTTTGATGGTGGATTTTGTACCTATTTTCCGAATCAAATAGAACGATGCGTAGTCGTACTTTGTAATATAGCTGTACGATACCTCGCGGTGGAAGTAGGCGTTATGGGTCAGAATGAAAATCTGCTTGATGAAGTTGCCCTTTGCGACAGGGTTACGGTTATCGGCATTATTCCGGCAAATTTCAATCATCTGCCGGACAAGTGTACTGACAATAAACAGTGATCCGCTGTCCATACTGGAAACAGGGTCATCGATGACAACAATCTTCTCCCTGGTATCACCATCGGCAGAATTGCTTCCGTGAACCAGGTGGTAGAAATACAGGAAGGCAATGAAGTTCTTTTCGCCTTCACTCAAATTATCTGCAATAGTCCCGTCCGGCCGACGCACTTCATATACATTATCAACGCCACGCTTTGGCTGAAGGCTAAAGCCACGCATACCCGAATCGCGGAGCATCTGGTTGATGCTGTCCTTTGCGGTATCAGTTTCCACGGTGCTACCACGCAGCGTTTTCAGTTGCTTCTCAATTTCTGCAAGGCTATCGGTATATCCCTGGATTTCCTTTTCAAGGGCGTCCAGCTGATCCTGAATGTCGGAATCATTCCTTCTGTAAGCTGCGATAACATCCTTCAGCTTGAAAGCCAATACACCAAACACCGCGTCGGTGCATTCCGTGCGTTTTGCGGGACCGGCAGCCACTATAGCATTGTTGGCATCAATCATTGCATTGAATTCGCTGATAATGTCAGCAAGTTCGTCCAGGATGGGCTGAACAGCCGTAATCATTACTGTCGAGGCAGGATTATCTATTTTAGATTTGATACTCTCGATATTCGCTTGAATGGCAGCTTTAAGGACAGCCATTTTATCGGTATAGGGTTTGAGATCAATCTGCGGATACAATTCTGCGGGGATAGCCTGCAGAGGTACAAACATATCGTTAGCAGCTTTTTTGTACCGGGCCATAAACTCACTTAAGAGTCGCAGATTGTCCTGGTATCTATTATCAAAGCTGTCAATAAAGGTCTGCTCAAAATCCACAGGCAATTTTTCACCGCAATACGGGCAACGACCACCGGCTTCATGGGCAAACAAATCGTGACCCTGTCTCATCCATTCCGTAGCACCAATATCACGAAGGAAACCAGCCAACTCAGTATCCGCACTATTTACAATAGGCTTGGAGAGTATTTCGCTACCTTCGACGGTGTCCATTACCGTGGGATCGGGAATGGTAGTAAACCGCTGATAGTGCTTCGCTGTTTCAGAAAACGCAGAATCATAAATTCGGCGCAGTTCATCAAGGCTCATATCAGCGGGTGCGTGTTTCAAAATCTCGCGGACGAAAGGATCGGATTTTCCTTTCTTATCCATTGTTCCGGGAAACTCATCGCGGAACTCTTTACCACGCTTCCAGCATTCCTGCAGGAATTCTCTGTGTAGATTTGCTTTGTTATCCAGGAGTATTTTCTGGCGTTTAGCGGCCGCACCCGACAATTTCTTAATTCTTGTGCGTTCCGCAGTCACTTCTTCAATCTGAGCCTGCACCTCGGCATTTTTTGCATTGAGCGTAAACACGCCACGCATATTACGATAGCTGCGGAAATTCTCATCGATGAATTCCTGGTTGTAGACCAACGGCCAATAATCCGCCGCCGTTCTGCCTGGAGCATAGCTGAGACCTACGCCACCTTTGATAGCCTTGGCAATCGTAGATTTACCAGCACCATTATTTCCAAAGAAGAAGTTCACATAGGTAGGCTCAATATAGGCGTGGCTGTCCTTATAGCTTGCATCCGTCAAATCAATGCGGACAATTTCTGATTTGATTTTATCAGCCATAAAGACACCTCCTTATACAGGCATAGGCATACCGGGGATTCCGGCTTCCTTAAACGCCTCAAATACATTTACTTTACGAACGGACCAGGCACTATGGTTCAGATCCGTAATTGCACAGTCCATATTCAAACCGAAGAACATCGCATTCCGTTTGTCACACAGCTTTAGCTGCTGAATGGGCGCAATCGGCTTGAACGCAATTTTTATGTTTTTCCCAACCTTCATCACTTTCTGGATATAACACAGCATACAGTACTGGTCGGGAGAAGTTACGCCCTTCATCTCTGTGTTTTCCTTACAGATGATTGCCGGGAAACGTTTTAGTTCCGCAACGCCCTCCTCTGTGAGGGTAGAACACCTGTCAAAAATCTCCGGCGGAACATTGTATTTTGTTAACGCACGGTTTGCGATAACCGATACCACACCCGTGCTAAAAACATCCTCATCGCAAGTAACAATCAGCTGATAATACTCCTTGCTGAAGGACTGGATGGCAATCATCATCTCTGCTGAAGAGTCTGCCATCTGTGGGTAGTTGATATTGTATGTGAAGTTGACCGTGGCTCCCGGCTGATTGGATACAGCAACATTGGTTGTGCCGGTCTGCTGTAAGGCAGGCGCAGTCGGAGAGTCGGTATTTTTAATAATCAGATCGTTGCTCATAGTATACCGCCTCAAAAGTTAAAGTTCATTGTCCCGTTGTTCGTCAGATTAAAGTTCTTCTCTCCGTTCTGGATGACGTTAATCTGCTGCTGAATAACGGTTATTTTTTGCTCATCTGTAGCGGCACCTGATGGTGTTTCACCATCCACGACCTCCGCTTCTATAGGCTCGGCATCATCTTCGGATGATGCTGGGCTTTTTCTTTTTGTTCCGGCAGCCTCCCAAATAATGTCTGCAAACAAACTTGCGATCTCATCTCCAACATTGCAGGCGTTGATATTCGGTATGTATGGGCTGAACCTTTCGCACAGTTGCAATTGAGCCGACTCTCCGGCTTGGAATATGAAGGAGGCAAACTCCACCAGATCAAGGTGCGGACTCATTGCTTTCGCTATTTCTGTAATCTGCACATTGCCGTTGCCGTAGGACTTGAAGGAACTATCGCTGTAGTCCTCCAGAATGTCACTACCATCTTCGGTCAGTATGGCATCGAACAAGGTGCGGACATATTTCTGAATGCCACCTTTACCGCCGATGACAGGGCGCGTCAAATCTACAAATTCCTTGAAATTCATATGGCATTCCTTTCCTATCAAAGCCTACCGAAGCCTGTCCAAGCCTGCCAGTGGCTACCAATCCGATTTTCTATAATGACTGTAGAAGCTGACACAAAAACAGCTTCTACGACAGGGCAAGCCCCTGCGACAATGACTGTAACTTATATTATAACAGATATTTGTGAACTTTTCTACCCCTTTCGCTAATTTTCTTTCTGCGTTCGCAAATTTGTAGTCGCAATCGCAAACTTGCCCTTTCGCACCACCAGATAACGCATCACCTGATCACTGATGGCTCAACGGTATCTGGCGGACAAGTGAATACTGTAGCTGCCTTTTGAGCGGGTTTGCTGCATTCCGAAACGGAGAACTCCGTTAGGACTGCGGTCGGTTTCCTATACCCATTTTTCGGCAGCACCCAGAGTCCTCCGTTTCGAGAAATCGAAAATCGGAGGGCTTTTTATGACAAATCAAGACAAACAGTACTACATCTATCTGCGTTCCACCCGTGAACGCATTCCCTGCACAGAGCAGGAGTTTTACGACTACTACCGTGACATCAATGCCTACCGTCAAAAGCAACAGTATCACGGTAAATGCGTCTGCCCCGAAAAAAAACGACTCGATTGCGATATGGACTGTGCTACCTGCCCATTCCGTAGAAACGGAGACTTGTCTCTTGATTACACTCCCAGGGATGCTGAAGGAAACGGACGTTCCTGGCTTGAGGACACCCCCGACCCTTTTGCGGTGGTTGATGTAGATATTGAAGATCAAGAACTGGTTACAGCACTCCGAGCTGCACTCTCGGTCATGACTTTAGCTGAACAAGAAATCTGTCGCACTATCATGGATGACCTTTCCGAACGCGCCGCAGCCGCCGCTCTGAACCTTTCCCGCAACACCTATGTATACCGCAGAAACAAGGTTCTGGAGCGTCTAAAAATTTCTTTGCAAAAATTTGTGTGATTTTTCGGCCAAACGAGTTTTTCATCCGCAGTGGTCAAGTGTAAGGAGCAAAACGACACCGCTCCTTCCAGGAGGTGAAAAAGAATGTATGAGTCCGAAAACAAGACGATGAACCCCGACGAGGAACTGGTTGATATCCTTCTGGACTTTATCATCGTCGCAGCAAACCTGGCAAAAAGCATCAACCGCTCACTCAAGCAGAAGCAAACCAAGGAAGGAGGCAACGTCAATGGGCAGAATCAGCGAATTGGAACTGGCAATCAAGGACCTGCGCAGCGCCGCAGCCACTATTAATGAAGTGGCAAACACCCTGGCAGATATGTTCAGCACCACGGCTGATGAAGCCCCTGACGCTGCCACCCCTGCCGAATCCCAGCTGACCCTGGAACAGGTCAGAGCCATTCTTGCGGACAAGTCCCGTATGGGCTTTACCGCCGAGATACGCTCTCTGCTTCAGAAGTACGGTGCAGCCAAGCTGTCCGGCATCGACCCCGCCAACTACAAGGCGCTTGTTGCGGACGCGGAGGTGCTGGGCGATGGCTAAACACGCAGTCCTTTCGGCATCCTCATCCGAACGATGGCTGAACTGCCCACCCTCCGCAAGGCTCTGCGAAGCCTATGAGGATAAAGGTAGTGACTATGCCGCCGAGGGGACCGATGCCCACACCCTCTGTGAGTACCGACTGAAACAGGCTCTGGGCATTCCTACGGAAGATCCCATCGAGAATCTGTCCTGGTACAACGAAGAAATGGAAGAATGCGCTGCCGGATATACCGCCTATGTGGTGGAGCTTCTGGAAACCGCAAAGCAGACCTGCTCCGACCCTGTGGTCATGATTGAACAGCGGGTGGACTTTTCCCGTTGGGTTCAGGAGGGCTTCGGTACAGCCGACTGCATCCTAATTGCCGATGGTGTCCTCAACATCGTGGACTACAAGCACGGCAAAGGTGTGGAGGTCAGCGCCGAGGGCAACACGCAGCTGTCCCTCTACTCTCTGGGTGCGTTGGAGATCTTCGATGGCATCTATGACATCGACAGGGTCTGCGTCCATATCTTCCAGCCCCGCAAGTCCAATGTGGTCAGTTCCATGATGGATAAGGCCGACCTTTACCAGTGGGCTGACACCGAACTGACCGAAAAGGCACAGCTGGCTTACGAAGGTCAAGGCTCCTTCAGCTGCGGTGAGTGGTGCCGATTCTGCAAGGCAAAAGCCGAATGCAGAGAACGCGCCGAAGCGAACCTGGCTCTTGCCCGGTACGAATTTCAGTCTCCCGCACTCCTTGATGATGAGGAGATTGCCGACATCCTCGGCAAGGTCGATGCTCTGACCGCCTGGGCTTCCGATGTGAAGGAATATGCCCTTCAGCAAGCTATCAGCGGTAAGGAATGGACCGGCTGGAAATTGGTCGAGGGTCGTTCCAACCGCAAGTACACCAGTGAAGCCGCTGTAGCCACCACCGTGGAAGGCGCAGGCTTCGACCCCTATGAACGAAAAGTCCTCGGTGTCACCGCCATGCAGAAACTGCTGGGTAAGACCCGCTTTGAGGAACTTCTCGCTCCCTATATTGAAAAACCGCAAGGTAAACCGACGCTCGTGCCGGAGAGCGACAAACGTCCGGCAATGAACACAGCCAAAAACGATTTTATGGAGGAATTTTAATATGTCTAACAATGTAAACAGAGTCACCAATCCCATGAAGGTCATCACTGGTCCCGATACCCGTTGGTCTTATGCCAATGTCTGGGAGCCCAAGTCCATCAACGGCGGCGCAGCCAAGTACAGCGTCAGCCTCATCATCCCCAAGTCCGACACCAAGACGGTCGCAAAGATCAAGGCGGCTATCGAGGCTGCCTACCAGGAAGGTCAGGCCAAGCTGAAGGGCAACGGTCGTTCCGTTCCTCCTCTCGCTGCCATTAAGAACCCCCTGCGCGACGGTGATGTCGAGAGACCCGATGACCCCGCCTATGCCAACGCATACTTCGTCAATGCCAACTCCGCCACCGCTCCCGGTATCGTTGACGCTGACCGCAATCCCGTGCTGACCCGCTCCGAGGTTTACTCCGGCGTGTACGGCCGTGCCAGCATCAACTTCTATGCCTTCAACTCCAACGGCAACAAGGGTATCGCCTGCGGTCTGAATAACCTGCAGCTCATCCGTGCCGGTGAACCTCTGGGTGGTAAGGCAAGCGCCGAGTCCGATTTCGCAACCGATGCCGAGGACGATTTCCTCAACTAAGCCAAAGGAGATAAAGAACCATGACAACGATTCAGACCATTCTCATCACCGCGCTCCTGTTCGCCTGGCTGTGCATCAGCATCAGCTTCCTGGTGACTTCCATCCAGTCCTTCGTTTATGACCGCAAGCGTGAAAAGCGTGAACTGGCACAGGCAGAACGCGACAAGGAATACCACACCAAGCGTATGGAGTCCTTGCTGAAGTAAGTATCCCACCCCGTGGGCGGTAGAGCAATCTGCCGCCCTATTGGGGTATGCGAAAGGACCGGTGACCATGAAAACACTCTCAATCGATATCGAGACCTACAGCGATCAGAACCTGGCGAAGACCGGGGTGTACCGCTATGTGGAGTCTCCCGTATTTCAAATACTTTTATTTTCCTACAGCGTTGATGGTGGCCCTGTTCAGCTGGTCGACCTTGCCTGCGGTGAGGAGATTCCCGCCGAAGTCATATCGGCGCTGACAGACGATTCCGTAATCAAGTGGGCTTTCAATGCGGGCTTTGAACGCATCTGCCTTTCCCGGCATCTGGGGTATCCCACCGGGGATTACCTTGACCCGGAATCCTGGCGCTGTTCCATGATCTGGGCAGCCACGATGGGACTACCGCTTTCCCTGGAAGGTGTCGGTGCCGTGCTTGGGCTTGAAAAGCAGAAGCTGACCGAAGGCAAGGAACTCATCAAATATTTCTGTCAGCCCTGTGCGCCGACCAAAACCAACGGACAGCGTACCCGCAACCTTCCTGCTCATGCCCCGGATAAGTGGTTGGCTTTCAAAAAGTACAACATCCGCGATGTAGAGACCGAAATGTCCATCCAGGCTCGGCTTGCAAAGTATCCCGTGCCGGACAGCGTGTGGGACGAATACCACATCGACCAGGAAATAAATGACCGTGGCGTTGCTCTGGATATGGAACTGGTGCGACAGGCTATTCAGATGGATGGGCGCTCCCGTTCCGAACTGACCCAGGCTATGAAGGATCTGACCGCATTGGAGAACCCCAACTCCGTGCAGCAGATGAAGGGCTGGCTTTCCCTCAACGGCATGGGAACCGACACCCTCGGCAAAAAGACGGTGGCCGAAATGCTGAAGACCGCTCCTCCAGAATTGCAGACGGTGCTGACTCTCCGCCAGCAGCTTGCCAAGTCCTCGGTAAAGAAATACCAGGCAATGGAGACCGCAGTCTGCGCCGATGGTCGTGCAAGGGGTATGTTCCAGTTCTATGGTGCAAACCGCACAGGAAGATGGGCAGGACGCATCATTCAGATGCAAAATCTCCCGCAGAACCATTTGGATGATCTTGCCGAAGCCCGTGGTCTTGTCCGCTGCGGTGACTTTGAAGGTGTGGAAATGCTCTACGAAGATGTGCCGGATACCTTGTCCCAGCTGATCCGCACCGCATTTGTTCCCCAGGATGACCGCAAACTCATCGTTGCTGACTTCTCCGCCATTGAAGCCCGTGTCATTGCATGGCTTGCCGGAGAAGAATGGCGTCAGAAGGTCTTTGCCGAGGGCAAGGACATCTACTGCGCCTCTGCCAGTCAGATGTTCGGTGTTCCCGTGGAAAAACACGGCATCAACGGACACCTTCGGCAGAAAGGCAAAATCGCAGAATTGGCTCTTGGCTACGGTGGATCTGTCGGTGCTTTGAAAGCTATGGGCGCTTTGGAGATGGGTCTTTCCGAAGAGGAATTGCCACTACTGGTGGATGCCTGGAGACAGGCCAATCCCAACATCACAAAACTGTGGTGGGATGTCGACCGCGCCGCTATGGAGGCTGTCCGCTACAAGCACACCAACGAGACCCACGGCATCACATTCTCCTGCAGAAGCGGAATGCTGTTCATCACGCTCCCGTCCGGCAGACAGCTTGCCTATGTAAAGCCCAAGATCGGCACAAACAAATTCGGCGGTGACTGTATCACCTATGAAGGTGTCGGTGGCACGAAAAAGTGGGAACGGCTGGATAGTTACGGTCCCAAGTTCGTGGAGAATATCGTGCAGGCAACGGCAAGGGACATCCTCTGCTATGCGATGCAGACTCTCCGCTGCTGTTCCATCGTGATGCATATCCACGATGAAGTGGTCATCGAAGCCGACCGCCGTATGTCCTTGCAGGCAGTATGCGACCAGATGGGCAGAACCCCTCCCTGGGCGAAAGGCTTACAGCTTCGTGCCGATGGCTACGAGACCGATTTTTATAAGAAAGATTAACGAGGTAAATCCCATGAGTATAAACAAGTTCAACAGCGAGGGGTATTACGATCCCACCGCTTATGAGGCAATGACTGCCGTAGAAAAGGAAGAACGGGCGCTCCGTGCCTTCCGTCCCATCGTTTACATCTGCTCACCCTATGCCGGGAATGTGTCGGAAAATGTCGAAAATGCTCGAAAGTTCAGCCGCTTCGCCGTAGACAAGGGGTATATCCCCGTGGCACCGCATTTGCTGTTCCCGCAGTTTCTGAATGACAACAATCCCAAAGAGCGTCAGCTGGGGCTGTTCTTCGGAAATGCCCTAATGAGCAAGTGCAGCGAAGTGTGGGTCTTTGGTGACCGTATCTCCGCCGGCATGGAAGCAGAAATCCGCAGAGCCAAGTGGAAGAACTACCGCTTGCGTTACTTCACCAATACTTGCGAGGAGGTATAAACCATGTTCACCCTTTACAGTGCAGATTTTATCAACGCCCCCAGCAACTGCTCCTATCCGCACAGAACGGAAGTGAGGGATGCTGCGGATCTCGCTGCCGCCGTCAGCCGTGACTATGTGTGCGCCGAGTATATGAACCATTACCGCAACGGAGAAAACTTCCTCGGCTCGGACTGTCTCCCCGTGGACTGTGATAATGACCACTCCGAGAATCCTGCCGATTGGGTCACTCTGGCTGACGTCCAGGCGGCTTTTCCCGGCATCACCTTTGCCGTCCATTACAGCCGTTTCCATATGCGTGAGAAAAACGGCAAACCCGCTCGTCCCAAGTTCCATGTGCTGTTTCCCATTGAGTGCATGACCGACCCGGCAGCCTACAGCGAAATGAAGAAACTGGTCAATACCCTCTTCCCGTACTTTGACACCAAGGCTCTGGATGCCGCCCGTTTCTTCTTCGGCACGGCAGAACCCAAGGTGGAGATTTTCCCCGGCGAGATGACCCTCAGTGAGTACCTGTCCGGGGATGACTTCGATGCCGATATGGGCAGCGGTTCTCATGGCGGCAACCAGGTCATTCCCGAAGGCAGCCGTAATGCAACCATGTCCCGCTTTGCCGGTCGCGTCATCAAAAAATACGGTGACTGCGAAGAAGCGTTCAACTGCTTTATGGAAGAGGCGGATAAATGCACCCCTCCGCTGGAACAGCAGGAACTGATGACCATCTGGCACTCCGCCCAGAAGTTCTATGCCAAAGTTCAAAAGCAGGACGGATATGTTCCGCCCGAATTATACAACGATGATACGTCCTATAAACCGGACGATTTCTCTGATGTCGGACAGGCCGAGGTGTTGGCAAAGCACTTCTCCGGCGAACTGCGTTATTCTCCGGCGACCCACTACATCCGTTACAACGGTCGGTACTGGCAGGAAACCGAGCCCGGCGCACAGGCTGTTGCCCACGAACTGACCCGCCGTCAGCTGAAAGAGGCATCTTCCGATATGATGGCTGCCCTTGCTACCCTCAAGGCTTGCGGTGCCCAGGAAATTCTGGACAACAACAGCAAAGCCAAAGCCGAAGGCATGATGAGTGACGAACAGCTGGAAGCATACCAGGCATTTCTCTCCGCCAAAGCATATCAGTCCTATGTCATCCAGCGCCGTGCATCCAAGAACATCACCGCCACGCTGAAGGAGTCCCGTCCGATGCTCGAAATCACTCCGCAGGATCTGGACGCTAACCCTTACTTGCTCTGCACCCCGGATGCCACCTATGACCTCCGCCTGGGCATGGCAGGAGCAAGGGAACATTCCCCGGAGGACTTCATCACCAAGACTACCACCGTTTCTCCCGGTGACCGTGGCAAACAGATCTGGCTCGACTGCCTGGATACCATTTTCTGCGGTGATAAGGAACTCATCGACTATGTGCAGATGATCTGCGGCCTTGCCGCCATCGGTAAGGTTGAGGTCGAGGCCCTCATCATCGCATACGGCTGCGGTCGCAACGGTAAGTCCACCTTCTGGAACTCCGTGTCCCGTGTTCTGGGTCTGTACAGTGGTAACATCTCTGCCGACACTCTGACCTTCGGATGCCGCCGGAATGTTAAACCGGAAATGGCCGAGGTCAAGGGCAAGCGTCTGCTCATCGCAGCGGAAATGCAGGAAGGCGCTCGGCTGAATGATTCCACCGTCAAGCAACTCTGCTCCACGGATGACATTTTTGCGGAGAAAAAGTACAAAGACCCCTTCAGTTTTTCTCCCAGCCACAGCCTGGTGCTGTACACCAACCATCTGCCCAAGGTCAGTGCATCCGATGACGGCACCTGGCGCCGTCTGATCGTTATCCCGTTCAATGCCAAGATTGAAGGCAAGAGCGATATCAAGAACTACGGCGACTACCTCTACCAGAACGCTGGCGAGAGCATTCTTGCCTGGGTCATCGAAGGCGCCAAGAAGGTCATCGATCTTGGCTACAAGTTCCCGGTTCCGGCTACCGTGCAGAAAGCCATCGATGATTACCGCGCCCAAAATGACTGGTTCGGCAACTTCCTCGATGAGAAGTGCGAGGTCGGTAGCGCCTACCGTGAAAGTTCCAGCGCCCTGTACCAAGCATACCGCAATCACTGCATGGACACCAACGAGTATGTCCGCAGCACGGCAGACTTCTACACCGCAATGGACGGTGCGGGGTTCAGACGCATTTCCGCAAAGGGCAAGCGTTACTTTGCAGGATTGAGACTGAAGCCTGACACCGATGCGGACGAGGATTTTCTGTCCTAAACCACTCCTGGGTAGACCTCTATCAAGGTCATTTACAAAAAGTCCTCTTAGGGGAAATTCTCATAAAAAAGACATAAGAAAAAGTCTTGTAAATGACATTCAACGAGGTCTACCCAGACCATTAAAACCGTACAGGAGAAAGCATTATGAGAGAAAAAACGATCGAGCGTAAATTAACGCTGATGGTAAAAAAGCGCGGCGGCATCTGTCCTAAGTTCGTATCTCCTGGATATGATGGGATGCCCGACCGAATTGTTCTTCTGCCTGGTTGCCATTTTGCCTTTGTGGAAGTAAAGGCTCCCGGTGAAAAGCCCCGCCCACTTCAGCTTTCACGGCACAGATTACTACGCAGACTCGGTTTCCCGGTTTATGTCCTGGATGCCGAAGAACAGATTGGAGGTATCCTTGATGAGATACAAGCCTCATGACTACCAGGCTTACGCCATCGACTATATCGAGACCCATCCCATTGCCACCGTGTTTTTGGACATGGGTCTCGGCAAAACAAGCATCACCCTTACCGCCATCAATGACCTGCTGTTCGACAGCTTCGAGGTTCACCGGGTGTTGGTGATTGCACCGCTGCGTGTGGCACGGGACACATGGACGGCTGAAGTGGATAAGTGGGATCACCTTCAGAACCTCATCTGCTCCGTGGCTGTCGGCACAGAGGCAGAACGCAAAGCCGCCCTGATGCGACCGGCTGATATTTACATCATCAACCGTGAAAATGTCCAATGGCTCGTTGAGGAAAGCGGTATCCCGTTCACCTTCGATATGATCGTGATTGACGAACTGTCCTCCTTCAAGAACCACAACACAAAGCGGTTCAAGGCAATGCTGAAGGTCAGACCCAGAGTTTCCCGCATCGTTGGGCTGACCGGCACTCCCGCCTCCAACGGTCTGATGGATTTGTGGGCAGAGTTCCGTATCTTGGATATGGGTCAGCGCCTGGGTCGGTTCATCACCAAGTACCGCACCGACTACTTCATGCCGGACAAGCGGAACGGACAAATCATCTACTCCTACAAACCGCTGCCCT